ATGCAAGGTTTTGATTACTTAACAAACTATGTCATGGAAGCTAACACTTTAAGTATTAGGTGGTTAACTTGGTTAGGTGCTACCTTTGAGGATTGCAATATCCCTGGTTATAAGTCATTTAAGATAGAGAGGAAGTAATATATTATGTGTAATCCAGCAGCAGCAATGGCAGTAGTAGGAGGGCTCCAATCAGGGGTTCAATTCGCAGGTGCTAGACAACAAGCTAAACAACAAGCAGCCGCTCAAGCTCAACAGGCAGCGTATCAAGCCCAATCTATAGCAGCAGCTCAGAAGAAAGCAGGTTTTCAACGCACCTCTCAGCTGCTAGAATCACAACAGAAAAAATTAGCTTTAGCTCAAGAGTCAAGTAAGATAACTAAGAAGGCGAGAGAAACACTTGCTAGTGCTACTGTAGCAGCAGGTGAAGCAGGTGTGTCAGGTCTTTCAGTGCAAGCTTTAATGGATGATTATGTTAGACAACAAGCAGGGTTACAAGCAGCTGTTACTACTCAAGAAAAACTTTACGGTCTACAAACTGGCATGAGTCTACAACAAATTGGATTAGCTTCTGAGCAAGAGATACTAGGACTTAGTCAACCTATAGGACCACCTGTTAGTCGACCTAGTATTTTAGGTGCTGTGTTGCAAGGTACTTCTCAAGCGATGAGTGGCTATGCGGCAGGTCAAGGTATTAGTAGTAGGATGGGATCACCGTCAATAAAAGTAAGATAATGGACGAACGAGTACAAGTACAAGGGTTAGGTGAAGCACCTACAGTTCAACCTGTTGATCTTCCTGGCTATCAATATGGAATAGGTCAGCGTAGAGCTGGTGCAGTCGGTAGGAATAAAGCTATGGACCTTGCCAACTCTTTAGCTCAGTTTGGCTTAATAACTAAGCAGTACGGTCAGCTACAAGTACAACAAGAAAGAATAGGTGCGGAACAAGCTGAAGCTGTCGCAGAACAAGATATAATTAATGAAGTTAAGAACTTAAAGGATGTAAATAGATTTAGTCCTTTGGCTTTAGCTAACAGGGACAGAGCTTATAGAGATGCTTTGTTAAAAAGGTATGTAGGAAATACTATGTTACCTAACTTACAAGCTAAAGCTGCTGAGTTGGTCGATGTAGAGAAATATAAAGACACAGACTCTTTTCTAAACGCAGTAGATACGGAACTGTCTAACAACTGGCAGGGTTTAGTAAGTGAGATAGGAGAAGATAAAGCTAACTCAGTTGCAGCTAAAGCTATGTGGAGTTCTATTGCTCCTAAATATAAAAGCGACTTAATGGGGGATTTTGAAAAAGCTAAACAGAACTTTATAGAAAACCAAGAAGAAGAAGATTTGATGCACGATTTAAGAGGTGCACAGATGGACTTGGATACTATTCAGAACATAGCTTTGAACAGGGAAGAACTAATGAAGCAGCAAGGGATAACAGACCCAGCAGCAAGACAGCAGATATTACTTAATTCTTTTTCTACTCATTTAAATACTTTAATAACTAAAGGTAAATACAAAGACGCTACCTCTTTTCTTACCTTGATGGAGATGACTAAGGTAGATAACAGAAGAGTGTTTGGTTCTGCGTTAGCTCAGTATAAAATGAACACTGCCTCTACTGCTATACGAAGCGGTATGCAACAAGGTTCTTCTGTTTCTAAAACTACACAGCAACAAATATACGCAGGTTATTATAAGACAGCGTTGCAAGGTTTGAGTGCTATGACTAAGTACAACTATCAGTTAGAGCCTCATCATCTTGCATCTTTTAAAGGACTTATTGAACCTTTGAGTACGGAGTTAGCGGACAATCCCAAAGCTTTAGAGGAAGTAGTTCAAGGTATAATAAAATCACCTAACCCTTTAGCGTCTCTTAGAGGTAAACTTTTTGAGCTATCTAACTCTGCTGATGCACCTGACTTAGCTAAAGAACTGTACATAGGTAACAATGCTAAACTAGAACCAATAGAGAAAGCTGTTTTTGAACGTCCCGAATTAGGTATCAACTTAAAACCTGAATATAAAGCAGAACAGGTAGAGGAGTTTAAAGAATGGGCAGCACTGCAAGAGAAGCCGCCTACTGTAAAAGATTTTATAGAAGACGAAGCAAAGAATTATACACCTTGGGCAGAGTTAGAACAAGCTGGCATAGAAGCAGAAGAACGAGGTGCTGTTTTAAATTCTACTTATTACAAAGGAGTGGATTCTTCTATAGGTAAGATGATTAGAAACGAAACAGAAAATACTTTTGCCGATGACTATTCCTTGGAAGATTTTGAGGTAGAAGCAATGTATAGAGGCACATCAGGAAGAGAGTTTCAACGCAGTGCTACAGAACGGATACAAGAAGCTTTAAAGAATGAAGCACCTAAAGATGACAAGGAAACTATTAAGATTCTAAATCGACTAGAACAAGAAGAAAAAGAAAGATGGTTGCGTATTATTAGAGCTAAGAGCGATAGTTTAAATATGAAACCTGAGACTGAAGTTGTGGAGGGTGAAGTACCCGAAGATTCAAGGGCAGAGCCTCAAGAAGAAATTAAACAAGTACGTACTAAAGAACTAGAAAGATTTGGAAAGGATGTAGCTTATAAATCTTTAATGCACATTAAGAAGGGAGCACCTGTGGGTTCAATAAGCCGTCAAGTCATAGAAGATGACAGGAGAGATATGGAAGAGAAGAACTATAGACCTCAACAAAGACTTTCATACTATAACTTTGGTTTATCTAGTTACAGTAGAGAAGGAGTACAGAAAGTATCTGATTTAGATTTAGACACAGACGATGTACTTTTATTTGGAAGTTTAACGGAAGCTGATATGAAGTTAGATGAATGGGCTGAGATATTATCTAAAGACTCAGAAGGAAAAAAACTGACTCCTGAAGAAGAAAAAACAGCAGAACAATATATTGAGTTAGGAATTGGAACTGTAGATGATTTAGTAGACTTTGGTATTGTACAAAAAGATTTAATACTTAGACCTAGAAAAGCTTTATAATATGCCTACTTTTGAAGAGTTAAGGAGAAGTAAATACGGTGACAGCACACCTCAACCTGAAGAAGAACCAGATGAATCTACAGTACCAGTAGAAGAAAGATTACCTGCTCCGTATGAAGATGCAGGGGATATAATGGTAAGTGAACTTCTCGATCAGAACCCTCAGCTTACAACAGAGCAACAAGAAAGTGGCGAAGAGTTTACAAGTGAGCAGTGGTTTGGTTTAGCTTTAGGAACTGGTGTAGAACTTACTGCTCCTATCGCTGGTAATATTGCGTATCTTAAATGGTTAAACAGGGCAAAGGCAGCAGCTAAGGCTACTAGAGGTTTAAAAGCTAATCCTTTAGGTCTGTTAGCGTTTGGTGCAGGAGAAGTAATACTCGGAGGATTATCTAATGTAGCCAACCAAAAGATACAGTTACATTACAAATCACAGAAAAAATTTAAGATTTCAGAAGTAATGGCTGCTGGTGTTTTTAACGCTAGTCCTGTTGTTAAGGTCATAGATGGATTACCTGTCTTTAAATTTCTACAACCAAAAACAGGAAGTAAGTTTGCTTACAGGAATATTATAGTAAAAGGAGGAGAAAAACTTGTTAGTGGTGCTGCTATAGGTTTACTAGAGTCTGCTTTTAGACAATCTGTTTCTGGGTTGCTGCAAGAAGAAGAACTGTTCGATGAAGCAGGGAATGTAAGAGAAGGTGTCTACAGAGATTTATTAGTGTCCGCAGGAGTAGGGGCAACTTTAAATACAGCTATGCACGGTGGTGTTGGACTTTTTAGTTACTGGAGGACCAAGGGTAGAGCAGGTAGAGCTGAAGCTGTTAAACTCACTGACTTAATGGATGGTGATTTAGTTAAACAGATTGATGACATCAATAAAGAGATACAAGCTGAAACTGCTGATGTAGGAATCTTTACAAACTTTAAAGAGAAGAACGCTAGAGTAGCTGCTTTAAAGAAAAAGAAAAAGCAAATAGAAGAAGCTAAGGAATTAAACCAACAGCTTAAAGAAGAGATACAAGAAGAGAATGTCAGGGTTGACGAAGCAGAGGCTAATCCTAAACCTATCGAAGAAGAACAGACTTTAACAGAAGAAGAGTTAGATGCACCTGATGAAAATTTAAGAGAGTACACAGAGGAAGATTTAGAAGTACCGAAGGAAAGACAACAAGTAGAAGAAGTTGTTGAAGAACCCAGTAATTTTGTAGATGAATCTTTTGATCCTGATGCTCTTAAAGCTAAGACAGAAGAACCTGAAGTAAGTAAAGAAGGTTGGCAAACTACTAAAGAAGTTAAAGGGGAGTCTAAAGTAGAAGTACAAACAAGTTCTTGGAAAGGTGTAGACGAATATGGAGACCCTGTTGAAGTTGTAGTAAAATGGCACGATGGTAAATACAAAGGAACTAAAACTTATGAGTTAAAACCAGATGGTAGTAGAGGAGTTCAAACTGATTCAATAGTTTATAAAGAAACTGAAGATAAACTTAAACAAGGAGACACTACCGCTTTACCTGAAGTAATAGAACAACAACCTGGTGCTTTTAAAAAAGAGGAGGTAGAAATCAAAGAACCTGAAGTTGTTGAAGAACCTAAGAAACCTGAAGCACCTAAGCCTAAAGTATTAAAGAGAGACGGTGAGTTACAAAGTTTAATAGACAGAACTAAAGCAGCTTTTTCAGGAGGAGATGTACCTACTATTGAAGGTGCTAATATTATTCGAGAAGGTAAAAAACTTTACGATAATTCTATATCTATTTTTTCAAAAGCAATACACACTTTTAGAGAAGGAGGTAATAAAGATTTTAGAGCTTTACAGATTGCTTTAGATGAAGTCGTATTTTTAAGAAAGTTAAATCAAAAAGTTAGTGACCCTTTATCTACTTTAGTAGGTAGAGGTTTACAATCACATAGACAAGACGCTGCAAAGTATAACTATCAAACAGTACTAAGTGAAAGAGCTGGAGCAGAAAATGACGCTTGGAGTGATGTAGAAAAAGCATTAAGACAAACAATAGAGAACGAAGCTGATGTTAATTTGTTTAAAAACATACAAGATGCGTTAGATGTCAGACCTCGTTTTAAAAGGCTGGGAGAGGAACTTGACAAACAAGCTACTCAAGATTTTAAAAACAAACTAAGAGAAGCGACAGAAAAAGAACCTAAAGAGATACCGCAAGAAGTTATAATATCTAGGTTACAAAAGAAACTTAGAGAAGCACAAGAAGAATTTGCAGGATTAAGACCAGAGCAAAAAGCTAAAAAAGGTAAGGAGAAGTCTCAAGAAGAGATAGACATACAGAATAAGTTAAACTTTTTTGCTACAGCTAAACGAGAAGCCAAGCAGATCGCACAAGAAGAAGCTAAACTTGAAACATATTTAGAGTTACTTGAAGAGGGAGACCTAGCAAAGATAAGACAGGAAGTTGGTCCTGCACCTGATTGGGCTAATAAAAAAGAAGTTGGTTCATATTTAGCTAAGATTAGACAGGTAAACAACAGGACTAAGAAGTTACTACAGAAACAATTAATTGAATCTGATGTATCCTTACAAGACCCTAAGAAGGTAGCTAAAACACAAGCTAAACAAAAAGCACAATTAGAGAAGCGTCTTAAAGAATTACAAAAAAGGTTTGGCGATATAGATAAGATTCGTCCGAAAGATAAACCTAAAAAAGCTGAGGCAGATGCTGAGATAGAAGAATTAAAGAATACAATAAAGTTTCACGAAGCTGTTGAAAGCGAGGCTTTGAAACTAGAGGCTGCGTTGAAAGAACGTGAGAGGTTACTTGAGGTAGAGACAGGTCCATTAGGTGCTCAAAGAGCTGAGATAACTAAGCCTAAAGAACCTTCTAAAGTTCCTGGTGAGTTGGAGAAGGTTAACGAAGATATAAACTTTTTAAAGAAAAATATAAGGAGTAGGGTCAAGGGAATAGATAAAGCTGCTCTTGAAATGACGGATGAGTTCCAGGCTGCTAAGGTTGAGGGCGAAATAAATAAAGAACTTTCTAAGTTAGATGCAGAGTTGGAGGAACTAAGAGCAGCTTTTACTAAAGAACCTGTTGAACCTGGCGTTAAGAAACCTAAGCAAAAAGATCCAAGAGTTAAAGAAAAAGAAGATGAGATCGCGTTTTACAAAAAAGCTAGGCAGGAAATAATAACTCTTAAAAAAAGATACGCTGAAAGAGCACGTTTGTTAGAATTAGAAACAGGTCCGTTAGGACAACAACGAGCCGAAGTAACTCCTAAGCCTACTGGTCCTGTAAAATCTAAAGGTATTATAGCGGAACTAGACAAGCAGATAGCGTTCCTTAGAAGTAGTATGCGTAAGCGTGTCGATGATATTGATAGAGCTAGATTGGAGATGGACGAAGCTTTTCAAGAAGCTAAGATGCTTGAAGCTATACGTAAGAGAAGAGCTATTGCACAGAAACGTTTAGATGAAAGAAGAGAAAGGTTTGGTGATGACGATGATTTAGATAGAAGGGCAGCTGAACGTGCAGGAAGAAAAATAGAAGAGACTGATCCTGTATTGGTAAAAACACAAGAAGAAATAAAGTTTTACGATGAGGCAGAAGCGGAGGCTTTAAAGAAAAAAGAGCTTAAAGAGGAGTTAGCTAAAAGAGCTGAGATGGAAGGCAGGGGTGTAATGTCAGAGATGAGAGCACACTTAGCACCTAAACCTACTGGTCCACAGAAAGTTAGGAGTACGGATAAAATTAGACAGGAAATAAGAGACTCTGATAAAAGAATGCGTGACAAGCTGAAAGATATAGATGCTGCTCAAGACTCTTTTAGAGAAGAAAGGATATATGAATCGCTACGTAAACAAGCTCTACTTGCAGCACAAAGAGATGTAGAGACGAAACTATCGAGGTTCTTTAAAGGTTGGGGAAACAACAGAGTGTACTCGATGATATGGCAAACAAGTTCTGTTTTAGCTAGTGCTTTAGGTGGTATCGCAAGTACATTTAAGCAGTTCGCTAAACTAGGAACAGAACCTATAGCTGATTTAATGTTTAGTACCAAAAACTATAGAGGTACTCAGATAAATGCTTTACAAGTTTTAAAAGCCAACGGTCACGGTCTCGCAGAAGGTTTGAGGAACTGGAAGGGAACAGGCAGAGCAGTGGCTATGACAGCTAAGAATTTAGAGAGTGCAACAGGTGCAGCAGGGGCAAATAGATTAACTGGAGACATTTCATTAGGAGACCCTATTAAATTGCTAGAAGCTGCCGAGGAACAAGCTAGAAGGAAACGTTTAAGAGGAGAAGACATAAAGGGTGTTCAACATATCTTTGCTCGAATGCCTTTAGGTAAGATGTTCAACGAATTTATGAAGCTTCCCCTGCGAGGTATCATGCCTATAGATGAACTTTTTAGGAGACAGTTGTTGAGGACGGAGTTAATGGCTGAAGCGTGGAAGGATGCTTTTGATGCTATACCTAACGATCCTAAGAAAGCTTCTGAGTTAGCTGCTGATCTTTACAAGCAAAAATGGACTAAGGATCAAGGACTAGAGATATTAAGCCAAGAAGGTGTGAACGCTACTGCTACTGATACTATCAACAAAGAACTGTTATTTGATTCTAATGTAGCTAATTTAGACCCAAGTGAGATAGCACAACCTATATCTGATAAGGTATTGAAGTTTGTTAAAGAACTAAAACTATTAAAAGATAACCCAGCTATAGGAACATTTATACATCTACTTGCTCCTATAATGACTGTTGTAGCTAGAGGTGCAGGGCGTTCAATACGTGTTGGTGTTCCTATTATACCAGCAGCACAAGCAGCTAGAAATCCTTATAACCATAGAATTAAAAAAGTAGAAGGACAAATTAGGGATAAAGATAATTACATAGCACATGAAGAGACTACACCCCAAAGAAGACAAGAACTACAAAAAGAAAAAGAGGAACTAGAGCAAAAAATAAAAGAGTTAAAGGGAAGAAGGATAGCATACCACAGAGACGCTATAACAGACACTTTAATGGGAAGCGGAATGATGCTAACTGGTTATGGCATGGGTGCAGCTGGTGTAGCTTTAGGTACATTAGCTTGGATGACACCTGAACAGCGTAAGAAGTTTGAACATAAAAACCCTAAAGCAAAAGCAAATACAATAGAAGGATGGGGATATAGAGAGTTGTTTCCTTTATCTATTGCTTTTGCTATAGGAGCTGACATGGCTAACTATGATGATATGAAGGAGTTCACAGATGAAGATGGGAAGCCTATTTTAACAAAAAAGCAAAATCGGTTAGGTTTTGTATTAAGATCAATAACAGAGCTTTTCAAAGAAGTACCTGTAGCAGGTGGTATGAAATCCATTGAAAAGATAATGAGTGGAGAAAGCGAACAAATAAACTCAGTGCTTGCTGATTGGTTAGGTTCTTTTGGTTTAGTGCCTTCTCAAGTAAATAAAGTATTAAAGTTGTACTTTGAAAAAGGAAGCGTTGAAGAACTTAAAGGAGGAGATATTCAGGACAGACTAGCTTATAAAGTAGTAGGTCACAATCCAACAGGTAATAAAAAGACGGACCACTTTGGGCATGATATGCAATCTCCTAAGACTTTGTTAAATACTTTTATTAGGTGGGCACCTGATAGATCACAAGAGTTGAACGCTTTTGATGAAGTATATAAGAAAGATATAGAGGGAGATGGACAGTTAATTAAACCACCTTCCCAATTCCCTGCAATCAGTGGAATCGATATGTATAAGTTTGTAGATAACAATGGAGTGTCTTTGCACTATAGATTTAATCAAGAAGTAAAGAAGTTAAACATAGACAAAACAATTATAGAGATTGTTAAAAACCCTAAATGGAGAGCAGCCTGGCAAAAAGGATCAAGAAAAAGAACAGGAACAATAGATATAGGTTCTGTCTCAAACCCTGCTTTACAAAAATTAAATACAAAGTTTAGATTGGCTTATGAAAGAGCAGCTAAAAACATGATGAAAAACAAGACTTTGTTAAACGAGTTTGTAAGTGAAGAAGAGAACGAAGTAGGGACTGTAGAGTACGATAAGTACGGTAAGAATAAAACTCTTAAACAAGTAATTGATTTAGCTAGAGATCAATCCGTTTTAACAGGCAGACCTATAGCAGTAGAGGAAGTTTTAGGGAGAAACGATTTAGATGAACTTTTAGAATCACAACGTACTGACTAAGTGCTTGAACTTTTACAACAAACAAATTAATAATAGATTATCATGGCTAATACATACGTAGACTCAATCGCAACAGCGTCTCAGACAGATTTTGCGTTTTCATTTTCTTATCTTAAAGCTGAACACGTTAAAGTTGAAATCAACGGAGTAGATACAGCTGCCTTCACATTGGTAACATCTCCTTCTAATAAAGTAGTTTTAAATAGTGGTGCTACAGCAGGGCAGGTCGTTCGTGTAAGAAGGAACAGTCAACCTGACACTAACCTTGTAGATTTTGTAAATGGTTCAGTACTGACAGAAACAGAGTTAGACTTTGCTTATCAACATAATAGATTTTTAAATGAAGAACTTGCTGAGTTAAATGAGGCTTCTCTTCAAATTGGACCAGGTGGAACAGATTGGGATGCTAAGTCTAATAAGATATTAAATGTAAGCACACCTACCTTAACAGCAGATGCAGCAACTAAAAACTATGTCGATCAAAAAGTAGAACAGATTGCTGCGGGTGCTTCTACTCCTCCGTCTAAATGGCAATTCACAGGCACAGCAGGAGCGAACACAACTTATACTGTTACTGGTGCTGATGTACTAGGAGACAGTGCGTATGATGTTAGTGTTAACGGATTAGTAAAAGAACCTACAGTTGACTACACAGTAGACCCAGATACAGATACTTTAACAATTATTCCTTCTTTAGCTGGAGGGGAAGACATTGTTATTATT